GCCAGCTATCATCGCCGACAAACACGTTGCGCACGTGGTCGTCGTACCGAAGACCGGGGCAAATCTCGCAAAAGGCAGTGCGATGTAAAACCGCATTAATTAGCCCATTGCGCTCAATGGTAAGAGGGTGCCCACTAGGATTGCTCCCGTCGACAACAAACCACACGTCGCCCGCCACGTAACAAGGCATCTCACACTCGGCCAGGAAAACTTGAGTCATCTTGACCATGAGATCCACACCATTGAAACGAGGTTCAACAAACTCTTCGCCAACACTAGAGAAAATGTCTCGGAGTTCATCCAAGAATTCTGACATGTCGGCTTCAAAAGACTCCTTGCGCGACGCGAACAACTTAATCCACTCAACAATCACGCAATTGGCAATGTGGCTGGCAGCGCGCGGCACAGTGCGGTCGTACCCACTGAAGTCCCCATTCATATGATTGGGGTGCTTGGTCATGCGGTTATACAACAAAGCAACCTCCAACCTATTGTGGAAATTAACCGCGAATGCATCGCCACAAACTGTTTTGTTCGTGCGCACACTCATTTGGTACTTTCCCGTGCACACTCTGCTGAGAATTTGCTGGTGTATGGCGCCGGCCGCAATGGTGCGCGTGGATTTATCCGCCTTAGGTGTGGGTCGAACCTCATCCTTAGGGTAAACGACGTACTTAAACATCTCCTTGAAAGGAGCAATGGCGGATTGGAAAGCATCCAGATCATCAAACGAGGGTAATCCAGCGTTGATGACCATGAAGAGCGTCTTGAACATTAATACGAGCTGTAACGCTAAAGGCTGCGAACCCTTGTCGCCAACAAACTCGTAGGTGCCGTCTCCGGGTACCCGCAGCAAACCGCGTTTACCCCCAGCACCCGTGGCAGGTTTCACGACGCCCGTAGAAAAAGGGTGCCCCGGGGACGTGCCCAATGGGATGGCTCCCAAAAAGCCCGGCACACCAACTATGGCATCAGACACCTTCAAAAACGAAGGAAGATGGAACTCGTTCGGCGGGCACTTCTCATGAACCACGCCATTAATGACGGTTTCCCGGTGCGCGTTAAAAATGTCGCTAACCTCAGCGGTTGCAGTCGGTCCATACTTGTCAATAGCGCGGGGAACAACAAGGCTGCCATCAGGGTGGCGCCACAAGTAGGCCAGGAGGCCAGCGTCGTAGCCTTGCAAGGCCATATAAGACGCTACGACATCGTTGTTAGCGGGGTGCAAAGGACTGGGGTGGAAAGCGCTCTTATTCGGCATGGA